TACTACCAGTATATGTACCATCAGGACCAGTTATAGTATAATTTACAACTGAAGTATTACTAACTTGATAGTATAAGCGCTGACTAGTGCCAGTATATACCGGATCTGGATAAAAATATAGTTGATCAATTGTTGCTGGCGTATATACTGTAAAACTAACACTACTACTTGTTGCTAATAATGTGCTAGAACTATTATACCCGTATGCAATTATACTGCCGGTACCAGTACCAGTGCTACTAGTCCAAGTAGCATTAGCACTGCCATTTATTGCCTGATTTGTAAGAGTGGAAGTACTACCATTAGGATAAGTAATCTGAATATTAACGTATCCGCCAACAGGCATATTACTTGTCCAACTAATAGTAGCGGTATATGGATACACTCCACTACTAGGACTTATACTTGCACTAATTGCATAAACAGTTTTTGTTTTGCCACGCAAATTGTCTAGGCTAATTTCGCCACTAGCAGGTACACCACTAACACTTGCAGGTACATAACTGCCACCAGCATAATATTCTGCAATTTCAATAGGATTTGCACCGCCAAATTCTGTTTGAACATCATCTAATCCAATTGTACCTGTAGGAGTAGTCATTTAGTTCTCCTATCTAGTTCTTTAATAGCTTCAATAATAAGCGGTATTAGTCGTTCATAGTCTACGGTTAGATATTTGTTGTCAATTGGTGCTTTGTGAATAATTTCAGGTAATATTTTTTGTACATCTTGTGCACTAATACCTACTTCGCGGCGTTTTTCATAACCTAGACTTTGTGCTAATTCATTAGGTTCATAATAAAATCCTGATAGGGTATTTAATTTTTCCAAAGGATTTTGTATAATACCTAACTTAATTTTTAATCTATCGTCCGAGTAATAAGCAATAACATTACCACTTGTAATAATATTACCAGTTGCTTGAATAGTGCCTACTGCATTAATAGCTGGATAATTAGGATTATTATTATTATTTATATCTACTGAAGGATAACTAGGACCCCCTGCTTTAATTCTAAGACCTGTACCAACACCCGTACCCGAACTAGTTCCTATACTATTAATAGTTACAGCAGCACGTTCATTGTTACCATCTCCTTCAAATATAGCTGCAGTATATCCAAAATTTCCTACATATAATCCAGCTTGTGAATACTGCCCTAGTCCATATAATCCAAATATATTTAAACCATATCCACCAGAGCCTTGTATATTTACAGTACTTATACTGCTATTATTAGAAGTACCTCGTGTAAAAAATTTTGCTGCACTACCATAGGCGGCGTCAACATAAAGTGATGGAAAGAAATTTTTTAAACCCTGATTGGTAAAATTAGTAGTATCATTGATCATTAACGCACTACCGGGAACTCTTCTAACTGTTCCAGTCCCATTCCCAGGTACACCAGTTGCTTTAAAATATTGCCAAAGAATAGCAGTACTAGTAGATCCAACACTTTGCCAATTACTAGTATTACCAAGACTAGTAATTTCATAAAAATAACCAGCATCACTACTATTAAGACTACTAACATTAACTGTAGTATTATTATTAGTACGATTAATTAATATTCCTGCACTAACATATCCTGCATCTGCATCCCAATAACTTGCTTTCCCAATAACATTAGTAAAGTTAGCATCAGCAGAATTAATAGTACCTGCAGTAATTTTATCAGCAGTTAAAGTTCCTGCGATAATTTTACTGCCACTAATAGAATTTTCAACAATTAACGAGCCTGTAATATAAGTAGTCTGTTGTGCCCAAGTAGAACCCGTCCACCTAACTACTCTGGAGTTATTGCCGTTGGTAATTGTAACAATATCACCCAAAATTGGGGCATTTCTACCTACTACTAATGATATTTCACCAATAGTAGGATTAGCATCTATATCGCTACTGCTATTGCTATCATTTGGGCGCGTAATTACATAAGTACCGCTACCTGAAGCTCCAGTATTGCCAGTATCACCTTTACTACCATTAGTACCAGTAATAGAAATAGCCCGCATAGGGCTATTACCAGTATTCCAAGGTAATGCACTAGTAGTAGTTGTGCCAGTTACAGTGAGTGGAATAGTAATTTGCCATAAAGTATAACCAGGAGTAGTCATGCTAGTTGGTTCTGACCACCAGTATCCTTGAGTACTATCACTACTGATAATAGCACCTTGATAACTACCTGTAGCCCATGTGTAAGTACTATCATTAGCAGGTCTACTAGGACTAGTTCCTGTTGGTAGCCAGATATACATGCTTGGAAAAGCACTCATTAAACCAGCTTGACCAACTTGCCCCGGAACACCTTGATCTACTACAGCCATAGTTTTACTAACAGTAGTACTAGAAATATTACTGCCAGTTACTATAAGTGAAACAGATATAGTTGAGCTTCCTGTAGGAGTAATTACAACACTACTACTAGTACTAGTAGTAGGTGTTGCTCCAGAAATTGTCCAACTATAACTAGGACTAGTAACATTTTGTGCTACTGCTGCTAGTGTGGTGGTAGCAGGACTAATTGTTGCAGCAGAGTTTTTATAAAAGGTAGTTATACCGGATATGTCAATAGTAACACCTTGACCACCAGCTTTTACTTTTATTACAGTAAAACGTTTTGTAATACTAGAATACCCAGTACGACTAGCTGTAATATCTACATACCCTACATCAACTTCAGAATTTATACTAGTTATAGTCTGAGTTCTGCTGGTAGTAGCTTCACTGCAAGTAACACTATTTTTAATAACACTATATGTCCAATTAACGGAATCATCAATGCCATTACTAGTAATAGTCATAGTGGTAGTGGCATTAGTATAACTAGTAACTGTGCCGCTACTATTAGCTGCTAATAACACACTATCTTGACTAAGTGATGCCACAATACTTGCGGCATCACTTAGTGTAGTTTGACTATACTGTTTTGAATAAGTATATACTGTTGGGTCAATACTAGATATAAAAGCATACCTAACATAATACGTAGTATTAGCAGCTAAACTACCTATAGTAATAGAGGAACTAACAGGGCCACCAAAGGCTAAATTAATGTCTGCAGGTGTAAATCCAGCAGTTGTAGAATACCAAATTTTAATAGCACTAAGATCATTTCTGGGCTTAGTATTATTCCAATCAGTAGGTGTTGATAGTTTTAATATTAGTGACCTATTTCCGGCACTTAATGAGGCTAAGGTATCTGACATATTAATCCTCTGGATCCTCTTCTACAATTGTTTTTAGGGTAAAACTAGTAAGAGTACTAGTACTACTATAATTATTGTTAGTATCTAAAACTCTGCAAGCTATTCTATATTGTACACCAGCTTCAGAAATTCTTGGTTGGTCAAAAGTGCGTAGGTCTATTCTGCTTGCGCTACGACTTTGAACAAATTTAACAGTACTCAAAGTAGTACCCAAATCCCAGAAGTCTTGTGTAGTGCTTCCAGAACTTTTATACGCCCTATACTCAAAAGTTTTAAATGTATCGTCTTTTGATACAGTACTATCACTAGGAGTAATTACTAAGTAATAGCTGTCTAAATCAACTGTTATATTGGGCGGAACTAAACTATTGGTTCGCTTACCTACAACCACTGCAGTAAAAGGTGGGTCAGACCAAGGGCCTCGTACAGTTCCCAAGTTATTTAAATATCTAGCTCTAAACTTATAAGGTTGCCCAGATATTAATCCGCGAATTTCAACGCCAGCACTAGCAGTTTTATCTACAGTAATATTTAAACCCATGCTATCACTGTTTAAGCTTTCTGTGCCTGCAACATATTGTACCTGTACTTTTTGAGCTGTTTGAGTTAAACCATTGGGATGCGCTATTGATAACTTTAAGATATTGGTATACACACCCGGTGAACTTAATTCAGCAACTGCACTGTCACTAGTAGCTTCTTGAATAAAGGGCACATCAGTAATTGAATTAACAACTACATCATTGTTGCTACCAGTAATTTGTGGATCGTATACCAAGTTTTGAAAATCTTCAGCATATATTTGTGATGAATAGTCTGTTAGCGTTAGCACAGCACTAGTATTGCTGGTAGGTTCAATGGATAACACAACTAATTCTTGCGAATCTTTTGCTGTAGTGCCCACCAATTCACCAAGCATAAATAAGTTATCTGAAGCAACGCCTAGTGTAACTAAGTCTTGATTAACCATAATTACACTGGTATATCCACTAGTATAACCAACTAAAGTTTTATTAGTTACACTATAAAATGTACTGCTATTAGTTCTAAATCTAATAGTGTAGGTTTTTGTGCTGTCTAAATATACTTGTTCTGTTAAGCTTATAGTACTATTACCAGTTTGACTACTATAACTAATACTGTTAACTCTGCCACTTGCAGTACCCCACTGTGGAATATCATGCGATACTCTGATTAAATCGCCACGAGTACACACCAAGTATTCAAAATCAACATTAAGTTTATAAGTTTCTGGGCGCAGTTTTAGCTGAGCAAGATGCCATTTAGCTAAAAAGGTAGCCTGAGCTTTATTTGTTACACCGGGTAGGGACAGCTGTTCATAAATTTTTGCATTATTAGCTGTCATGTTTTCTCTGAAAACAAAGAACTCATCTGGTTGATAAGCTTTGGTTTCATTGTTAATAGTTACTCTAAAAGCATCTGGGATTTTTGGTAGGGCTTTAGTAGATTCAAAACCCCAGCTATTATGTGGTGTAAAATGTTGTGTTACGTAACCGCGCGGCCTATCAACAACCACAGACCATTTGCCATTTATCATGGTAGGACTAGCTAAACCAGCTGCACAAATTTCACGCAGTGTGTCCATAACACTTTGTGTGCTAGTAAGTACATTATTATAAGTAAACTTTTTAATTTCACAAAAATTATGCCACTCTGCTAGTTGCACCAAGTCAATATCGCTATCAGCTACAGCATACATATTAGCAGGATGTTGTAGTACATAGCGGAATAAACTAGCAGGATTATTAATAGGCAGGTTTGGGGTCCATGTTTTTGTAGCACCACTATTAGTATAAACTACATCATATCCACGAGTTTGTACTAGTGCATTAATACCATCGACGTTGCCGTTTACTTTATTGGTACTTTGAAGTCTAATAGCAGTTCTGGCCAAATAACATCCTGATGGATTAGTAATAGGTTTATTACTACTATATCCTGTTACACTGTATAGTATAGACTTATCATAGTTGTTAAATCCACCACTTTCAGGAACATCACTACCACCAAATGAATAATTATATCTGCGTACTCTTACGCTATAAAGAGCAGGCGGTAAATCTCTAATATTATAGGTTGCGTTAAAAGCATCTTTTTTCTTTGCATAATCAGTGCCCTCAGCACCCCAACTTAGTATAGTTTTAGCTGCAACGTTAGGGCTATTTTGTCCATCTTGAGTAATACTAAATTTTACAGCTACCGCTGCAGGTGTATTAATATCAGTATTTACCGCAACTATTCGCACAGTATGTGTTCCGGCTGCAATAAGAACACTGTTACTAAATACTGTACTATAAGAATCGTTGTTTAATGACATTACTAAATTATCATCAACAAATACTTGTGCAGTATTATCAGCACTAGCATATATAGTATAAACACCTGCATTAGCAGCTGAAACTGTCCAAGTTTGTGTAATGTCACAAGCATCTGTATATACAGTGCCTGTACCACTACCTATACCAGTAGAAGTAAATACTGTCCCTACTATGGCACCCGCAGGCGCACCAATACTTTGCCAATTAGTTGTGCCTAATGTAACAATTTTATATGTTTTTCCTGCTACAATACTTGTAGCATTATAACTACACCAACGTCCATAATCTTGTAAAAAACTATACCAAGCAGTTTGAGTTGCAGGAACTACAATATTATAACTACTAGTACTTGTAAATTCTTTTACACTAAACTTTTCTTGTTGTGTAGTACTTGTGATGGCGGTTTGAGCACTATTACTAATATTGCCAGTATTAATACTAACTTTTAATGTGCCATTAGCAGTATCTTCTGTTTTGGTAAGATCTAAGCCAGTTACTGTACCTGATAAATTACGTTTATCTTCTTGTGTAAAGAAAATACTTGAACCAGTACCTAATGCACTTCTTAAACATATTCTGTAGAGTTCAACATGATTACTAGGAACTACCGGGAGTCTAGTATATTGTGCTGAAAGATCCGCTGTTAAACCTAATGAGTTATATTGTGTATTTTTGTAAATATCAATAATTTCTTGGGCTGGTTCACTATACGGACTAAAAGTAGGGGTGCCTTTATATACATTAATGCCACCACCACTTTGTAGTGTAATTATATACCATTGATAAGTTTGATTTGTAGTATATTGAGTAACAGGTACGTCATTCTCAATTGTAGTAGTAGTTGTCATAATAGCTTCAGGACGACGAAGTGTTGCACTCCAACCTGTACTACTAGTACCACTACTAGTAATACTAGTAGTCTGATTATTGGTAAAAGGTACTGCATCTGTCCAATATCCACCTTCTGGTTTATACTGTACCTCTACCATTGCTACTGCTGGTTGAACTTCATTAGGAGCTTTTAGGGCACGTAAACCTTGTGGAAAATTAAAAGCTAATTCAATTCTAGTACACGGTTCGGTTAACGCAATTTCTTTCCAAGCTCCACCCGTTATGTTATTGGTGTAAGGTGCTTGTGGATTAGGATATTCTAAATTAGTAGCATTTGCCGGAGGATTAGTTGATTCTGCACCTAAATAGTGGTCATTTGTTAGATCAGTGTTAACGATTTGCTGTGTTACATCTTGGCCGTATAGCTGATCAAATGCAGTAGTATCTTCGTTGGCATAACCATAAAGAGTTTTTGGTATAACTTGATCAGTTGCTCCACGAAGATTAACACCATAAAACTGTTCAATAGGTACTAAACCTACCTGAATATCATCAACGTCTAGTGGGCCAAATCCCCAGATTAATGCCATGCTAATAACGCTGGTATCCTGTAGGCTTTCTACATAAGGTGTAGCACCATGCACAGCAGTCATACGCACTTTACCAAGCACAACTGGTATGGCGCCAAAACGACTTATTTGATTGCTACTACCGTTAAATAAGTTTAGTGTTGCACCTGGGGTTTCTTGTTTGGGCGGTTTAATAGGGGCAATAGCATTGATTAATGCCATACCTGCCATGTTAATACCAATACCAGCAACTGCTGCCCAACCTGCAGCAGTACCAAAACCAAAAGTACTTACACCAGCTTGTCCTATAGTAGCTCCTATAGTACCTGGTGTGCCTGCTCCTGCAGTAATAAAAGTAACTGCAACAACTAGTGCTAAAGTCAACAACATTCTACCACTACTACCCCCGGCCGCAACAATTCTATAGGCAATAGTTTGTCCTGGCAGTAACTTAGTAGTTTGCCAATTTTGTTGTGCAATAGGAATACCATCTACTAAGATTATAATTCGTTCTAGTAGTCTGCTGCTTACTTTATACTTTTCTTGAATATACTGTGTAAGTTGATATACAGTAGTACCTGCGGGTGCCCAGTCTGTAACCACATTTTGCAACTGCAGCGGATGTGGCGTACCAGTTAGCTGAATTTCACCAAAGTTATACTGGTAAATGCCTTCTAGTCTGCGATTCCAGCCTACACTGTCTAAGCTTTCAATAACACTGTCCTGACCAGCACGTGCATGTAAAAACTTTTGTTCACCAACGTAAATGCCTATGTGCGTAGGCTCACCCAAAATATTAAATACACAAATATCGCCAGATTTAGGTTCTTGAGTGGCAATCCAAGATTCTTTGGTGTTAGTAACTAAACTTTTAACTGCTAAATCTTGACTACCCACATACTGATTATCTAGTGTGGGTAGTTCAATATCAAAGTGTTCGCGATATACTAGACAAGCCAATCCCCAGCAATCAATTCCGGCTGTAGTTCTGCCATTGTCCCTGTAGGGTAGTCCAACGTATTTATTATACCACATTAGAATAATCCTGGAAAATTTCTGGGTGTAAAGTTATAAGCAGGAAATGGTTCTGTATTATAATTAATCATGCCAAGCGTCAATGTAATACTTTCAGCATTGTAACTAGCACTGGTAATGTAAAATCCAGAAAAAGTGGCTTCCACAGTATTAAGATCTGCATTAGTATCATCTGTAAGTACTAGTTCTAGCAAAACTTTAACTGGACCTGTTAACTGTTCACGAATAATTTGTATGGCTTCTGGCGTAACAAAATTAAACTTAATACTACAGTTACTATTACCATCCTCGGTTTCACTAGGTAAGGAAATTTCCATTGGTAAAAATACGTAGTCATTTGCACGACTACGTACTCCATAGATAATTTCTGCATCAGTTTCACTAATACGTTTGTTAAAATTATCTGCTAAACGAATAACTACAGAAGTGCCATCAAGGCCATAAATCGTCAATAACATAACAACTGCTTGTTCTGTTTCTGATGAAAACATCGCACGGATAGCTGTTGCACTAAGTGTACTTAATCTGCTCATGGTAATACTTCAAAGACTAGGTCTGTTTGCCAATAACCTGGCGCTATATAAGTTAATTTATAAAATTCACCATCGCCTTGTGGTATAATTCTAACTTCTACTGTACTACTAGTACGTGGGTGTAAGAAGTTAAAACGTTTAGTACCCAACAGTGTAGTTTTTACAAAGGTTTCTAGTGTAGCTGCTTGTGCACTAGTAAGTATAAAAGCAACATTAAGTGTACTAGGTCTAGCACCACGTCTGCGCATTTTGGCAGGACCAATATCCATAGGGGAACGTAATACGTTAACCCCTACAGATTCAGTAAAACCTTTTTGTGGCACTTGCGGAAAAGGCGCACTAGGCCAATAAATACTTGTAGCCATTAATTATCTCCTAGCAAGTGCTGGTCTATTACCATAAGTATTAGACATAGACTGTTGTACTGGGCTGCCCTTAGTTGCAATTTGTTGTGCAACCACATCACCAACGATTACTTCAATTGTACGATTACCACGACTATCCATGGTTTCACGAGTTTCTGCTGGTTGACCACTGTGATTATTAACCACAACATTAACATTACTAGGCTCTGAACGTACTCCCAGATTGCCATTGCCATCACGCTTTAGGGGCATAATGGCTTCGGGTCCTGCTTCACCCATCATACCAGTTCCACTAGCAAATTTAAATAGTGTAGGACTATTTACTATTTCATTAGTAAATGCACCACCCATGGCAAATTTGTGAACTGGATAACCTTGATCAAAGGCTCCACCTTTAGCATATGAAGAATTAAAGCCTTGTATGCCATAATCATTAATTGGTGTACTAGTAGTAGTACTACCAAATCCTAAGAAATTTCCAGCTGTTTTTAATCCACTAATTAATCCGGGACGTGCAGCGGCATACATTGCTAAAGTTTGTTGCTTTAATTCATACCTGATCAAATCACTAAGCATTGAATCAATTAAGCCTTTAAAATTAAGTTTTCCGGTTTTGGCAAATTCTGCAATTGCATCGCCCATTCTTGAAAAACCACTTTCAAATATATCAATATAAGCTTGCTGTCTAGTAGATAATTCATAAGTTAAGTTAATAGCTTCAACTCTGCCTTTATTAGTTAATTCAATACTTTGGATTTGTCGTTGCCAGTAAATTGTTGCAGCGTTTTTTCTAGCGTCAAAATTATCTAAATCTTCTTTAGAGTATTCTTTTCCTTCCTTTCGCATTACATTTCTGCGAACGTCTTCGTCTCTTTCTATTTGTTTAAGCTCATCAGCCCTAGATTTTTCAGCATTAGCTAAATCTTTAATACCCTGCAAACTTGCTTCGCGTAATTTTAAAGATTTTTCTGCATCTTGTAACTCTTGTTCTGTATATAAGCCTTTTTTACTATTAATTTGTAGTAGTTGATTTTCTATACTAATATTTTGTTGTAGTATTTCAACCTCTTGAATTTTATTTCTAAAATCCCGTTCTCTAATAGTGGAATCTTTAGCATAGCTATTATCAATACGCTGTATTAATTGTTTAATAAAAAATAACTTTTCTTCAGCTGCTAAAAGTTTATTAGTATAATCTAGTTCTGTTTCAGCTTCAAAAGCTATATCTTTTGCCAAACTTTCTGCAGGAGTACCTTTAGATTCTTCTAATATTTTCTTAGCAATATTATTTTTTCTTTCAGCACTTTCACGTTTATTTGCAACTTCTAACCGATTAACTTCAGTTTCCAAAGCTTGTTGAGCTTCTAATGTTCCTGTTGATAAATAACTAACGCCAGTTTGTCTAAATTTATTTAATTCTTGTTCTAAAGCATTTAACTGCTGAGTTTTTGAAATCTGTTTTTGAGCCTCTTTAGTAGTATATTCGTCTATTTTTAATCGATCTTCAAAAGTTTTAAGAATTGTTTTATTTGCATTAGCTTCTTCAGCATTACTTAATGCTTTCTTTTCTAAGCCTTCGAGTTCTAATTTTTGCGTTCTTAAAGTGCTTTCATCAAAATTTTTGTTTGCACTTTTGCTCTTAGCTATTTGATCTTCAATTGCTTGAGCTTTATCTGCATAGTCTTTTTTAATTGATCCTTTAGTTTTTTCATAGTCAAGTTCTTGTTGAGCATTTTTTAATATGTTTTGATTAAATGCAAATGTTGAAGTATTACTAAGATTTAATTTTTCAGAAATTTGTAATAATTGATTTTCGTAATTAATTTCTTCCTGAGTACTGGCTTGTATTAATTGATCTAGTGCATATTGGCTTTGCCTACTAAGAACAATTCCTTTGCTAGTATTTTCTATCTCTTGTTGACTTCTTGCAACAGATTCATTATTTCTTTTATTATTTTGTGCAGAAACTAATTCTGTTCGTTGTCTTTGTTTTTCAGCTAAATTTCTTTCTAGCTCTTGTTTAATTGACGCAGCTAACGGCTCTTTAAGTCGGTCTTGTATACCCGCAATGTCACTATCTATTTTAAATAGTTCCGTAGCTTGTTTTTTAGCTGAAACTTGTGCCTCTAAGATATTTTTTCTAGATATTTGTTGTTCGGTAAGTACAGATAATCCTTTAGTTTCAAGATTAAATTGTTCTAAAGCAAGCTCTGCTCCACGCTCTTGTTCACCTAGTCTACCTGCTTGAAGGGTTCGAGATTCTGCTCCTTGTTGTACACGACCAAATGCTTGACGACTGGCTATTTGAGCATCAATATTACCACGTTGCACTTGCGCTCCTCGCATAGTACTTAGCGCAATTAACCCTTCGCGTCTAGCTACACCCTCTAGCTTACCCAAAGAACTTTCTAATGTTCTTTGATTTTCAGCACTAGAATCAGCTAAAAAGTTTTCTACTAGCTTAAGTTGTTCATTAATTACTTTTGCCTCGGGACCGCTTACTATTTTTTGTTCGTCTGCAGTTAGTGGACGTTTTTCTTGTTGAGCAAGTTGTAGGATAGTTTGCTTTTGATTTTCAGCTAAACTTTTTTCACCTATTATTCTACTTAATTGCGCTTCATTAACTAATTTTAAAGTAAGATCTAGCTGCGATTTTTGTAAATTTAAATCAGCAATATCTAATTTAGTAGTAGCCGCTGCAACACCTGCTCCACTAACTCCAGAAAGCAAAGACCTTGCACCTGCAATTTCATTTCTTTGACGTTCAATATTGGCTCTTTGGTTTAGCAAAGATAAAGCATTATTAATAGCACCACCAGTAACACGTTCTATATTTTCTTTTATGCCATTTAAAGCTCTGTCACTTACAGTTAGATTAATCTCAAGATTTTGCAATCTACTTTCAGCTTCTTTAATACCTTGCAAAGTTAATTGTCTTGTAAAAGAGCTTTGACCGCCTTTTGCTAGTGAAGCTTCTAATTGTCCTTTATTTTTACGAACTGCGGCAATTTCAGAATTAAGTAATTCAACTTCTTTGGTGTATTGTTGCAAAGGTTTTACATATTCTTTTAATTGTTCAGTACTTACACCTAAAAGCTCAAAAGCTTTAGGATTATTTAATATTTCTTGAAGTGCAATTGCAGAAGTTGCAGGATCTTTAAATAAGTCAGATAATTTTAAACTTGTATCTAACATAGTATTACCAAATTCAGTAATTGGATCTTTGTTAGCTAGAGTATTTACTAAATTTTGACCGGCTTTATTTGCAGCATCTAAACTATTTTTAAAATCTTGCACTTTGTCATTTTGGGCAATAATTGTATTAACTACGGGTGCAAGTGTTGCTTGTGCTTGTTTAGCTAACTTATCAACTGTAAAAGTAGTCTCGCCTTGAAGACGTTTTTCTAAGCCTGTTTCAGTAAGATTTCCTACTTGAAATATCTTTTTTAACTTTTCTTTAAGTTCTTCTTTAGCTGGGCCTTCAGGTATAAGCTTTATCTGAGCAATAATACCTTTTGATACATTTTCGCTAAAATCAGCTTTTACACCTAGATTTCCAAAAGATACAAGTTCTTTTATTTTATCCCAAGCACCTTCTACAAGGCTCATTTTTTGAATTGCTG